CCCGCAGTACCGCCAGCTCAGGGAACTGCTCCGGCTTCAGGTACGGCGTAGTCGGCACACGAGAAAACAGATACATGAAGACGTTCAGCGGTGCGGTAAAGGTGGAATGGTCAGACAGCTGCCGCCACACGTTGTAGCGCACCCGTCCGCGGTAATGCACATAGACGACGCATAAAATAAGCAAAATCAGAATGATATATTTCATGTTTGAATCGCAGCAAGGAACCCACACTCAATGCGCCGCGCGGCGCACACCCCAGAAAATGTCCTTTTGGCGGCGCAGGCAAACTGCGCGCCAATCTGGAACCCATTAATCATTAACGCTAACTCAACGAAAATCTATACAGAAAACCACAATAATTTACACAAAGGTTAAACGAGAGCGGAAATGGGGGGTGATAAAAAAGGCCGCCGAAGCGGCCTAGCAAAGATACATTAGTCATTTGAAGTAAAAGGATTTACTTCTAAGCGTGTCCACGCATTGACCACACTTCGAAAAAAAGCCCCGGATTTCCGGGGCTTCTTCGTTCTGCTACATCAGCATGCTTTGCTGACCGTAATTGTTTGGGTGCGGCAGTACCGGCACCACATGGCCGGGCTTCATAATGGTGCGCTCGATGGTTTCCATGGTGACAAATGTATGGCTGCAATTGATGTTCTGACACTGGTGATAGCGCTCTTTGGTGTTCTCACTGAGATAACGACTTGAACGAGCGTGTGCAGCAGTTCCGCAGATATTGCAATGAAACATAATTTATCACCTCCACCATTCAACATTGATAAAGTGATTTTAGACTTTTTATCTTTAATATCAATGCATTATTATCGATTTAATCTTGTTGAATTTCCTCCTCGTACTCCACATCAGAAAGCTTCACCTCAAGCTCTAACGCCGTCGTGTAGCCGTTATCGCTGAGTGAATGGGTCACCTTAGTGATTGTCCACGCCTGCTCATCTATGACGCGCTTAAACCCCTTCACCGCTACCGGCGTTTCCGGATATAAATCTGCGCGCCCCATGGCGAGACTGATAGAAAACTCCGCAACACCACGTTGCAGCTTGTCCCACTTCGCCAGTGCGGCGCGCATCGCCTGCGCCTTGCTGGCATAGACTGTAGTGATGGCAAACACATTATCGGCCTCGCCGGTCATGTATTCCCCTTCCCTCGCCTCTTTCGGCTTGGCCGCCGTCTTCTTGGCAGTAACCGGCTTTGCCTTGGGGTGTTGCAGCGCGCGCAGGTGCTGCGGCTTCGGTTTGCGTTTGAGCTTGACCCGCTGCTTTTGCGGCTTCGGGTCTTTGGTGTGCAACCATTTCGCCGTCACGCCGGTATATGCGGCCCGGTCAGCAATCGCAAATTGATGTCGGTCACCGTCACGGCGCTCAATGGTCATCTGCGGTATCGGCTTACCGCTGGCGGTCACGCCATTCCCGGCCCGGATAAATAGCAGCCTCCCGGCTTTTATCGACACCTCCGCCCCGTTGCGGCTGGCAAGTCGCGTCAAAAACTTGGCGTCGGACTCCTGCGACTGGTCGATATGCGGAACTTTAACCCCGGCCAGCTCTTTCGCAACGCGGGCGGTCAGCTTGTTCCTCTCGGCAATTTTGCCAATCACCGCACCGAGTGTCGTGTCGTGATAAGACTCTTCTCGGCGGGCATTGAGCGAACCGCGAAAATCAGCGGAGCGGGCGCGAATAGTCAGCGTGTCAGGCGTTCCCCGATGCTCTATCTCGTCGACGGTAAAGTTGCCTTTGTTGAACAATGGCGCCCCCTGCCAGCCAAGATGAAGCGACAGCACTGCGCCTCGGCCGGGCATCATGACCTGACCGTCGGCGTCGTCCAGCTCAATATCCAGTTGGTCAGCTTCAAATCCGCGGTTGTCCGAAAGCGTCAGGGAGAGCAGGCGGGCGCTGATATCGTGCGTGATATCCTTGTCGCCCATTTTGAGCATAAACGCCGGGGCGATGGTTGCTCCGGCATCCAGCGTCATCCCGGTAATCATTGGAGCAGCCCTCCCGCCATGTTCCCCGCCTTGACCGTCAGCTCGCTCACCTGACCGAGCATCCCCTCGGCCTGCGCCTGCAAATCGCCATACATGGCCGTAAAGGATTCATCCACGCGCGTGAGCGTGAGTGTAAACTCGATGCGGCGCGCGCTGCCGGTGGAGAAAAACTCCGTGCGGGTTTCGCTGACGCTGTTCACGACAAACATGCCGTAAATGGTGCCAGTCCCTTCCAGCAGCGGCCAGGCCTTGCCCTCGGCCGCCATCGCATCGAGCAGTTGCATTGAGATTTTGCCGCCGGTGATTTCAGGCAGCAGTACGCCGGAGAGCGTGATTTTTTCCTCGTTCACGCCAAGAAATTGCAGCGCAGGCCGCTGGCCGACGCGGCTGTTTGACGGCCAGCGATAATCTACCGAACGCGCCAGCGTTTGATACGGCACCGTCTGCAACTGGAACACAAACAGCCCAAGAATCAGCATCATCAGCACATCCCCTTAATCCATCGCCATATTTGAGCGTTGCGCCGCGCGGCGCTTGCGCTCCCGTTCTTCCACCACGTCCAGCAACATCCGCCTGGTTTCCGCCGCGCTGGCTCCGCCGGGGTGCTGACTGCCGACGTGGAAATTATTGACGCTGTTATCCACATAAGATTTCCCGCCCCCGGCCGTAACCGGTACATAGCCGCCCGTCAGCAAGCCACCCGACGGGGAATACCCGCGCCCGTTCGCCCCGTTGGCGTAGTCATTGGCCTTCTGCGCTTTCTTGTCGAGGTCGCTGGATTCAGCATTGATGACGCCAAGCTTTTCCAGCACCCAATCAATGCCCTGACGCAGCTTGTTGAATGCCCTGAGCGGCAGCATCAACACGTCGGCCAATCCGCGGCCAAACGCCAGCCCGGCGTTTTTACAGTTGTCGAGGGTCTCCTTCGTCGATTTCACCGGTTCGATTAAATCTTTGAACCATTGCCAGACCGCCTTTAGCTTCTCGCCGAGCCAGTCAAAAACCGGCTTCAGCGGCCTGAACAACTCGCCAACCGGCGCAAATGCACTGATAAGCCCCTCAATAACGCCGCTGAAAAAGGCGCTGATAGGCTGCCAGTATTTGCGGATCAGCAGCGCACCGGCCACGATGGCCGCACCCACCGCCACAATCGGCCACGTCAGCGCGCCGAGCACCGCAATGATGGCCCCGCCCGCCACGCTAAAGGCCGTCCCCAGCGCGCCAGCAACCGCAATGATGCCGTTAATCCCCATGATGACCGGCCACGATGCCAAGCCAATCGCCCCCAGAGTGCCGACAATCGCAAGGCCACCGAGCGCGACTTTGGCCAGCGTCCCGGCAAGCTCTTTGTTGTTTTTGATCCAAAGGTCAATTTTCAGCAGGAACTTTGTCGCGCGGGTTGTCAGCTCACGGAAAGGCGTTTCCAGTTGGTCATACATGTCGATGCCGATGGCCTCATAGGCGGACTGAAGCTCTTTCAAATCCCCGCCGAGGTTGTCCTGCATGACTTTGACCAGCTCCTCCGTCTTGCCGTCAGACTCCCGGAGTAACTTGGTCAGACGGTCAAGCTTGCCGGAAGCCGCATCCCCCATCAGCACCGCAGCGGCCGACGACGCTTCTTCGCCGAAGATGACTTTCATGTACTCCGCGCGCTGGGCGGTGCCGAGCTTGTTTTTATCGAAGCTCCTTTGCATTTCCTTCAGGATGGTGAATAGCGGCCGCATATTGCCTTTGCGGTCGGCGGTTTTGACGCCCAGCTCGCCCAATGCATCATTCGCCTTACCCATGGGAGCCTGCAACCGGGTAATCACTGCGCGGCTCCCCGTACCGGCCATAGAGCCGGTGATTTTGGCATCCGCCAGCGCCCCGGCAATGGCCGCCGTTTCCTCGACGCTGATACCGGCATTTTTCGCCACCGGCGCGGCATAGGTCAGGGTGTCGCTGAGCCCTTCGAAGTTGGCGGCGCTCTTGTTCATGGTCTGTGAAATCACATCACCAATGTGTGCGACTTGGTCGTTTGCCAGCCCAAAAGCGGATTTCACACCCATCAGCAGGGTGGCGTTTTCCTCCATGGTTTTACGGTTGGCCAGCGCCATATTGAGCGTGACCGGCGTCGCGGCGGTGATCGCATCTTTGTCGCCGCCCGCTTTGGCAATGATGATTTGGGCCCCGGCAGCGTCATCCGCCGACGCTGCCGTGTTATCACCAAGCTGCCGCGCTTGCGTGCGAAGCGCCACCATGTCAGCCGAGTCTTTTGCCACGCCGAGCACGGCCTGTAGCTCGGAGTTTTTTTGCGCAAAATCATACCCCGGCGTCAGGAGCTTTTTGGCGGCAAAACCGCCCACGGTTGCCGCCCCGACACCCGCAGCGCCCGCGCCCGCCACATTGCCCGCCAGTTGCTTTCCGGCCTGATAGCGCTGGCTCACTGCGCTGAGTTTTGCCTGCTGTTGGCTGACGCGCGACAACGCCTCCCGCTGGCGGTTGAGCTGGGCGGTGGTCTCACTGATGGAGGATTTCAGGCGGCGCTCGTCGGCGGCGAGGGTGCGGGTGTTAATCCCGACCTGCGCCAGCTCTTGGCGCTGACGCTGCACCGACTGGCGCAGCCCGTTATATTTGAGCTGCAACTCGGCGGCCGAACGCTTGGCCGCCTCCATCAGTTGCGCCTGTGCGCGGGTCGGCTTCTCGATATTTTTAAACTGCACCGCCAGCGCGGCGGCTTCCTGCTTGGCTTTTGCCAGCGCCTGACCGGTGACGGCAAGCTGCGCGCTCGATTTGCGGAATCCCTCGACGCGCCCGGCCTGTGCGCTCAGTTCTTTGAGGTTTTGCCGGGTGTCGCGGATTTGTGCAGACAGCGATTTACTCGCTGTCTGGATGCTTTTAAACGGGCGGCTCGCTTGGTCAACGGCTTTGAGTAGCACCTGCAACCTGACGTTGTTACTCATTCGTTTGTCCGCTTCGATGGAGCGCTTTGTCGCGCCAGTTGAGGAGTTCTTGCGGTGTCATCGGGTAAAGCTCTGACGGCGGCCAGTGAAAAATCGTCGCGATATCCGCCATCAGGTCATCAACCGACAAACCGGCAGGAAAATCTAGCGTGCCGAACTCGGTGCCAAAAAACCGATAACCTTCCCGGCCAGCGCCACAAGGTCAGGCAGCTCCAGCGCCGCGACTTCACTCTCGGTCAGTGGCGGATAGGTCATGCGCGGCAGCACCTTAATCAGCGCATCGACTTCAGAGTTAGCCAGCGCGGCCAGCCCGACGCCGCGCAGAGTACCTGCATTGGGCTTGGTCAGCGTCACCGTATCGATAAAGGTTTCGCCGCGCTTGACGGGAGTATCCAGCTTCACGACGTTCGGGTTTTCGGTTGTGGCGATGATGTTTTCGTCTTTCATGATGTGATTCCAGTCCAGTCAGGGGAATGGCGGCCGGACCTGCCGACCGCCCGGTGATTACAGCCCGATATTGCGACGGTGCTGCGCCAGCATGTCGACGCCGTTCACACGTTCAACCATGTTGACGGTGTCCACTTCGATGCGCTCTTTGCCATCGACGGTCAGTTTGAAATAGGTGCATTGCGTCGAGATTTTTGTCTCGGTGTCTTCGCCCTGTTTCTGGTCGCCAAAATCAAACTCTTTGTGACGGCCACGCAGCACAATCTCAACGGCGACCATATCGCC